TTCAAGATAGGTGAAACAACCTCGGCAGTTTGTCCGCCCTGGTACCTGGTACCAAGGGAACCATCGGTCACAACTTTCCAATGCGGACGGGTGTCATGATTGTACCCCTCGGCCTGCGCCTCGATGCCTGCGCGAACTAATGCAACGGCAGAATCGCGAGGACTTAGGCCGACAATCTCTAACTCAATGCCGTATGTGTTCATGCTTGCACCATCGCTTGATTGTGGCATGGACAAACAGGAGCGCCAACGTTTAAACACTTAGCACTCATGCGGACTACAAAGTTAGCAGGCTCAACAGAGCATGCGACCTTGAGCAATCTAGTCCCATCAATTTTGCGTACCGGTACAGTCACAACGGCATGAGGATACGCTCCACATGCCTCAAGTGCGCGACGTTTGATGTCGGCCACGTTTAAACGGCCAAGCGTTTGCGATGTGATGCGGTTGCTCCAATCGCCAAGCCAAGCCTGCACAATCAAAGGCAAAATGGCGTCGGCCACTTTGTCCGCGTCCGCAAGTTCCGGACTCACAAACAACTCGGCGGAATCATCCGCGGAGCATTCCGGTGCAAGTAGCACCGCACTTGCAGACTTGCGTCTGCCGTTTGCTGGAGCAAACCCGCAAGACAAACGCAAAGATGCGTCGGCCTCACATTCTGCCCCGGCCAACTCAAGAGATGTGCCAACGCGGGCACTAAACATCTTGAGCCAAGCCTCTCTGGTCTTGGTTGTCATTCTCTGGTTCCTTTCTGAACTCTGCCTCCTTGGCATTAATGCCATCTTAAAACCGGTTTAAACGTTTTGTCAAACACAAACACAAAACCGCAGGTCAGAGCCTAGATTCGCCAAACAAAAAACCCGCCAAACAACCAAACAAACCAAACAAACAACTACCAAAACAAACAACCAAACACAAAAAAACCCTTATTTCATAAGGAAAATTCAACCAATCACACAAAAAAAACCTTACAAACAAAGGAAAATTTACAAACAAACAACACAAAAACATCAAATTATGGCTCAAATAATTCATTATTTTGCAAATATTGTTCTCATTGAGCCTAAAAACATCAATTCCAGCAAACAAACCAACACCGAGGAACCCCACAAAATCACGACAACCGACAGTCTCCACGCTTGGATATGTAAACAAGTTTAAACACCTAGGATGACCGCAAACCGGTCCGCAAACGTCCGGCAAACAACCAGCAACCGCACCGCAACCGGCACAAACAAACCGACCACAACCGGCACAACCATTCTCTGACCCCAGAGTATTAAAAAACCCCCACGTCCTACACACACTCTCTTCTGTAATATTTTTTCTAATGTTGGGGGGTGTTGGTGGGGGTGGGGGGTGTATAACTGCAGGTCAAACATGGTGTGGGAATTTTTTGCTTTTCCCACCCTTATATATAGTAGAGGGGCTTTTTAAAGCCCCGCCCCTCTACCGGCTGAGACCTTTAGGTCGAAGCGCTCTCCGCTTTACGCTCCGAGCGACGAAATGTAGTGTAGTCGCTCACTCATTAATTTTGGTTCGCTCCGGTTGATTGTTTATAAAATTTTTTTAACGGTGGCTAGTTTTATGTCTAAAGGGGATTCTAGTTTTATGGATAAGAAGAGTTCCTCTGGGTCTATTCATCTTCGGTTGAAGCAAGGTTCTAAACTTCCCCCTGATGAGGCTAAGAAACGTCTTCTTGAGTTTATTCGTGATGGTCATTCTGTTGAGGATGCTACCGCGATGGTTGGTAAGTCTTCTAAGACTTTGTATTATTACACCACGTCTGACCCTGAGTTTAAACGTGAGTATGATTTGATTCGCGCTTTGAAGGCACGTGATGGGAATGTGTCGGCTGAGGATAGGGCGATGTCGTTTCGTGATTTCCGTAAGGAGTTCATGAAGTCTGAGACTTTTGCTCATCAGCAGAATGTTATTGATTTGATTGAGAATCATGAACCTGGTTGGGTTCATCCTTCTATGTTGTTTGAGCAGGGTATTAAGAATTATGTGTTAGTTAATATGCCCCCTGAGCATGCTAAGTCTATGACTGTAAGTATTGATTATATTACTTATAGAATCTGTGTGGACCCTACGGTTCGTATCAAGATTGTGTCTAAGACTCAGAATATGGCTAAAGAGTTTTTGTATGCTGTTAAGCAGCGTTTAACCAGTCCTTTCTATATTGACCTTCAGAGAAGGTTTGCACCGGCTGATGGGTATAAGGCTACGGCGGATAAGTGGACTCAGGACGCTATCTATATTGAGCGTGAGTCTAATGAGAAGGACCCTACTCTTCAAGCACTTGGTATTGGTGGGCAGATTTATGGTGCCCGCGCTGATTTAATTATTTTGGATGATTGTGTTACTTTGGCTAACGCCGGGGAATATGAGAAACAGATTCGTTGGATTCAACAAGAAGTTTTAACACGTATTGGTCCTACGGGTAAGTTACTTGTGGTTGGTACACGTGTTGACCCTGTTGACATGTATCGTGAACTTCGTAATCCTGACCGTTATCCTGAAGGTAAGTCTCCTTGGACTTATCTTGCGATGCCGGCTGTTTTGGAGTTTGATGAGACACCTGAGAATTGGGTTACTTTGTGGCCTAAGTCTGATATGCCTTGGTCTGGTGACCCTGTTGATGCTGATAAGGACGGTTTCTTCCCTAGATGGGATGGAACTAGATTAAAGCAACGCCGTGGTGTTTTAGACCCTAAGACTTGGGCAATGGTTTATCAGCAGCAAGATGTTGAGTCGGAGGCTGTTTTTGCGCCCGAACTTGTTCGTGCTTCTGCCAATGGTATGCGCGGTTGCGGTCCTTTGGTCGCGGGGGCTCCTGGTTACCCTGCAGACACTACAGGATTTTATACTGTCTGTGCAATGGACCCTGCTATGTCAGGGGATACTTTCACTGTTGCCATAAGTGGTGACAAGAATACTAAGAAACGTTATTTGTTGGATGCGTCTCGTATGCCTGCACCGACGCCTGCTCGTATTAGGGAAATAATTTTTCAGTGGACGGAACGTTATAAGCCTTCTGTTTGGGTTATTGAAAAGAACGCTTTTCAGTTGTTCCTTACCCAAGATGAGCAAATTAATAGTTTTCTTCAATCAAGGGGTATCCGTCTTGTACAACATTACACGGGCAATAACAAAATGGACCTTGAATATGGTGTCGCTTCTCTTGGTACTTTGTTTGGCACTTTTGGTCCTGATGGTAAGCCGGCTAAAAACAATCTTATTGAGTTTCCTCGCGCTGAGTCTGAGGGTGTTAAAGCGCTTATTGAACAACTGATTACTTGGTCTCCTGGTACTAAAAATAAACAGGACGGTCCGATGGCTTTATGGTTTGCTGAAACACAGATGCGTGATTATGTAAACCAGCAAGGTAGTTATGGGCAGACTTGGGTTAAGAACCCTTTTGCTACACCAATTGATTTGGCTAAACGCCAAGTGGTGGATTTAGAAGAATATGCAAGGAAACAAAGACTGGCAAATGCTGGTTGGTATTAATTTAACATTGGAGTCTAATGGCGCGTAGCATAGAAGATATTGCTAATGCCTATCAGCAACTAAAGCAACGATATGCTAATCGTGATGCACGTTGGTCTGACGTATTGGAAGTTCGTAAAGGTAACATAAACCAAGTATTTCCTGGTTTGTTTCCAGCCGAATACCCTAAACCTATGGTGGCTAACTTTATTGACGTTGCCGCACGTGATATTGCTGAAGTGATTGCACCTCTTCCTGCTATTAACTGTTCAGCAACTAACGCTGTATCTGACCGTGCACGTTCACGTGCCGACAAACGCACAATGATTGCTGCCGGTTATCGTGACACTTCACGTCTACAAGTTGAAATGTTCACCGGTGCTGACCGTTATGTAACCTTTGGTGCTCTACCTATTATTGTTGAAGCAGATTACGAAAACAACACTCCACGTATCCGTTTAGATAATCCTTTTAATTCTTACCCAGAGTTTGACCGTTTTGGTCGTTTGCTTTCCTACACAAAACTTTATGTTAAAGCAGCACAAGATTTAGTTAACGATTTTCCAGAATACGAATCAGTTATTCTTGGTAAGTTTGAGCAACGTGGTTCTATGCGCCCTGTTCAACTTGTGCGCTATATGGATAAACATGAAACAGTTCTTTTCTTACCAGAACGCGGTAACTATATTTTGCAACGCGCCAAGAACCCTCTTGGTAAACTGAATGTTATTTTTGCTGTACGTCCAGGTGTTGACTCTGATGAACAACAACGCGGACAATTTGATGATGTTTTATGGGTACAAGTCGCACGTGCCCGTTTTGCTACTTTACAACTTGAGGCGGCACAGAAATCTGTTCAGGCACCTTTTGCGTTGCCAGCAGATGTTAACGTCCTTGAAATGGGACCTGATTCAACTATACGTTCCGCATCTCCTGAAAAGATTAGACGTGTTGATTTAAATGTGCCCCCTGGATTATTTACCGAATCAGCAATACTTGACCAAGAAATGCGTATGGGTGCACGTTACCCTGAAGGTAGACAAGGCGTAAGCCAAGGTTCTATTGTTACTGGTCGTGGTGTTGAAGCCCTTATGGGTGGATTTGACACACAAGTTAAAACAGCGCAACAAGTTTTGGCTGAAGCATTAAAACAAGTATTTGAACTTTGCTTTGAAATGGACGAAAAACTTTTCGGTAATGTCGAAAAGACTGTGCGCGGCGTAGATGCTGGCGCACCGTATGAAGTCACCTATATCCCTAAGAAAGACATTGATGGGGATTACACGGTTGACATCACCTATGGACTGATGGCCGGATTAAACCCCAACCAGGCTTTGGTATTCGGACTCCAAGCGCGAGGAGACCAATTAATTTCCCGCGACTTCCTCCGCCGTCAGATGCCTTGGGAAATAAATGTAACAATGGAAGAACAAAAGATTGAAATAGAGAAATTGCGTGATTCATTAGTTGCAGCAGTTTCTGCTTATGCACAAGCAATTCCAAGTCTTGCAACGCAAGGTCAAGACCCTGGTGAAATTCTTTCACGTATTGCTAATGTGATTGATGGACGCCAAAAGGGAAGACCAATAGAGCAGGTAATCGCGGAAGCGTTTGCCCCTCAAGCACTGCCTTCTGCTGAGGCTGCAGCCCCTGGTATGGAACAACCCGTCCCCGGTTCCGCAGGTGAGGCTCCCTCTGGTGGTGCTTCAGGTTTAAGTTCAATAACTGGTGGTCCACTTGGTGTGGCACCAGGACAAGCAGGTCAAGGCGGACGACCAGCGGTACAAAATTTGCTAGCCGGATTAACCGGTCAAGGCAAACCCACACTATCCTCTAGTGTGACAAGAATGGTCCCTGCGGGCTAAAAAGGAAAAAGAATGAAATCATTCAAAGGCGGCAAGAAGCCAGCAAACCAAGGTTCTGCTGGAAAAGCATACGAACAACCAGTTAAAAAATCTGGTGTTCCAAGTGCATCAAAACCAGGTATGTCAACAATTATGTTTGGCAAACAACCATCTGGTACACGTGGCGGTTCTGCACCAAAACGCGCAAGTAAATAATTAATTAAATTTAAGGACGTATAAATGGCAAGAGGTGGAATGAGACCAACAGCACCACAAAATAATCCAATGAATATCAATGGACGTGGTGGTAATGGTCAAAGTGGTACACAAGCAGCCAGATACGTTTCAGGTCTCCCTTATGGAGAGGGGCAAGAATTAATGCAAACGCAACAATCTGCTCCTTTGGCTGCGGCTCCGAGTATTGAACAATCAAATATGCCTTCGGGCCTCGCATCAGCCGCAGCCTCTATTATTCCTTTAAGTGCACCAAGTCAAAGACCAGATGAAGCAATCACTTTTGGTGCTAACGTTGGTATCGGTCCAGGTTTAAGTTCATTAGGTTTACCAAGTGTAACAGAAAAAACTGTTGCACAAATACTTTCAGAAGTAGCACAATACGATACAACCGGTGAAGTACGTGCGTTGTATGAAAGAGCACTTCTTGGTGGTTTCTAATGGCAGATAATGACCCAATATTAGATGCCTCTAAAGAACTTTATGCTGCAACACAATCAATTAACTTACCCCCAAATGAAAAACAAAAACTTACAGGTTTCTCTAACCTTGTTGTAAAAAATAGACAATTACTTAGTTTACCAGCAAAAGACGCTCGTAACGAATTTCTTAAACTTGATGAAGACATACAACAAACTTTAAAACGTTTTAATCCTGATGCAACTTGGGCTAAAGAACCAGATACATCATTTTTAGGAACACTTAAAGAAAACGTTGTTGAACCAGTTATACGTAACATAAGTATTTACAGTAGCCGTTTAACTGAACCTTACCGTGCTATCAGAACTAAAATGGTTGAAAATACTTCATGGGATGAAGCATGGGAAGCCGCACGTAACGGTAACGCTTTATTTGATAAGCAACGTGAAATTAAAGTAGACAACTACTATGAGGCACCTGTAGCAAAAATTGCTAAACAAATTTCTACCGGTAAAACTATCGGTGAAGTTATGGCAACTCTTCAAACACCTGAAGAATTTGATGCCATGATAAACATGCTTAATGGTGACAAAATGTATCAAGAGGCTATTGCCGATTATGATACAGCAAAAATATCTTTTGGACGCGATTTATTTTACGAAGCCTTTGATGTTGACCCAGGTGAATTTGGCGCTAGTCGTTTTGCTTACAACAGATTTTCTGGTGCTGCAGACTTAATAACACAAATTGCTTTTGACCCACTAACATACATTCCAGTTGCTGGCCAAGGCTACAAGATTGCTCAATTAAGTATTTTGAAGATTGCTAAAGATGCTGCAATATCAGGAGAACTTGGCAAGTTCAGTGTTGAAAAAGCATTTACTGCTCCTATAGTTGGTCAACAAGTAACAAGATTCTTTGACACAGTTGGTCCTCTTATTAAAAAATATAAAGAAACAACTGGTGATGAGCAAACAGAAGCCTTTAGTTTATTAACACGTAATTTTGGTGGAGACATCACAATTAATGCAATTGATGACCTTGCCAAACATAATGTTTTTGATGCTAATAGTGCTAAAGATTTTCTTGGCCAAGCAGATAATGCTATGGCTTTAATTAATGGTAAAAGCACTGGTGCTTTCCCAACACTTCCAACATACAGCGTTATTCGTCAAACTAAAGATACTATTAAAGCATCAGTTCAAAAAGCAACTGGTTTAAACAAAAAAATTGATGTTCAAGGTTTTGGGATTGAAGATAATATTTATTCATTCCTTGACAATATGACTAATTTATTGAATCAACCTAATGTTGACCCTAAAGAAATAGAAGCCGCAAAAACTGTAATTGGCAAAATGCAAGGGACTTATAGTCGTTTTGCTAAAAACTGGGAAATATCTCCAGGTTTTAGAAGTTTAAAAACAGGTATCAGATATTTTAAAGACGGTAAGTCTGTAGATGAAGGATTAAGCGCGGTTAAAAGTGTTGTTGGACTTGCACGTGTTGCAGGTTTTTCAAGAGCATTTGCTGATGAAATTGGTTTAGCATGGACAAAAGGTAATCAAGCACAACGCATAAAATTACGCGATGGAATTATTGCTACAGCAGCACACAGCATGGGTTTATCAGCAACAGATTCTGGTAGAGAAGTATTAAAACGTACATTAAGTATTTTAAAAGATGAACAATATGCTGCTAGCCAAAAAGTTACAAAACAATATTTAGATTCACTTGGTAATCAAAAAAACATAATTACCAACAATTTTAACATTGATGAAGTAAACTTAACTGATGATATATATATAAATCCATCAACTGATGGTGGTAATGTTTCAAGAGCAGTTGCTGAATGGCAATTAGCAGATGAAGTTTCAATTCCACCTATTCATGAATGGTACCGTGAAGCATATAGAAGTAAAAACTGGGTTCATAGAAGTTTAGGAACAGCGTTTAATAATAAAGTTTCACAAGGAATTGTTGACGCTTGGTCTTTTCTAACACTTCTTCCACGTTTAGGTATTCGTTCCGTTATTGAAGAAGTAATGCTATTTGGTTTTGTTGCACCAACCCAAACCGTTAAAGCATTATTCACAAACGGTTTTAATGCTTCACGTCAACTTCGTCGTATAACTAATAATCCTGATAGTTGGAAAAAAGGATTTTTAGATGCTGGGGCATTGTCTTTACCAATGCGAGCATGGTATTCAGTTTTTTCAAAAGGTCTTACTAAACAATTAGCAGATGAAGCCAAAGATGGTAAAAAATTACATGAACTTATGGCTACTGCAATGCTTAATTCTCACAAATTTCTTAAAGGTAAGTTTGTAGAAAAACAAGCAAAGTATTCAAGAGACTTTGTTAAGTACGGTTATGGTACTAAACTATATGAAGATGTAACAGTAGGTGCTTCTGCAGGTACTAGATTAGATATTGCTTCCCGTGGACATGGTTCCCCTGAAGAAGTTGCAAGACTTTACGGTGACGTTGCTCCTTTTAATATTGATTTACAAAGAATGAAAAAAGAAACTCCAAGTGGTGGACCAATAACAGATGTTCCCGTTGGAAATGGTGCATACTACATGTACTGGACAGAAAATGCTGTTAAAAATATTGCTTTAAATGGTGATGTTGGCAAAGCAGCGGTTTTGTATATGGACGATATTGATACTGCTGTTGTTAAAATACGTGAAATATTAGATGCAGACCCAACTATTGCTAAAAGATATGCAAACGCTTATGGTGACCAAACAATTGACCATCAACGTTTAGCATTAAAAATATATTTAAAAGCATCTGAAATTTTTAGACGTCAAGATGGTTCAATTAACCCTAAACTTATTGATATTGTTCGTAAAAAACGTACAAATGCAGATGGTACTATTGAAACATACTTAGATACTAATTTTAGTGTAGATGAATTAAAGAAACTTGACAAAACAGAACTACCTGAAAATGTATTAGGTCGCATATATGTTCCTGTTGCATATAATCAAGAAGGAATTATTCAAAAAATAACTAAATATGGTTATGCTTGGATGGACCGTCAAGTTGCAACATTAGCACGTGAACCAATATTTCATTCAAATTACTTCTTTTACCGTAAACAATTAGTAGAGTTAGAAGATGCTAAGTATAATCAGTTAATAAGTAAAGGTTTTAACGAAGAGTCAGCAAGAGAAATCTCATCTGCTTATGCAACCCATTATTCTATGGAATTAGCAACAAAACGTACTTTAGATTTTGTTGATAATCCAAACATCAGAACTAATATGGCTTGGAGTTTACGTAACTTTGCACGTTTCTATCGTGCAACAGAAGACTTCTATCGTCGTGTTTATCGTGCTGGTATTAAAAACCCACAATCAATCGTTCGTTTACGTTTAGCGTCAGACGCTTTAGACCATTCAGGTTTTATTTATAATGACGAAAATGGTGACAAGTATTTCCTTTTCCCAAGTGATGAAATATTTACTGCAACCATTGCACCAGTAACAAAACTTTTAACAGGTAAAACTTTACAAACACCTATGCCTTTAGAGTTTACTGGTAAAATTAAAATGCTTACCCCATCTCTTGACCCACAATCTTCTATACCAACATTTTCTGGTC